AATATTTTGTGGCAATGAAACGTCTTGGAAAGCCTTGCTGGATGCTGAACTATATAATAGCCGCAGAACAAAATGTTCCACTTTTGCAAAACATATTGTTCCAAAATCACACTTGTTAACACAATTCAAAATGTGATTTTAAATCCGATTTAAATGTCGTTTTAATAAAAAAATAACGGCCAACAATGTTAATGACAAAATAAATTCAAAATAAATCAAAATATATGCCTGAGCGGTAGAAAATAGGTATATATATTGCGAATATATATTAATAATTCTACCCAATCTCTCAGTTTAGCCTTATCTCATTCATTTTCAACACTGTTTCCAAGTTCCGGCGGAACTTAGGCTAAAAACAGGAATATTATGGTAAAAATGCACAAGTTGACTAAGGGTGGGCAAACCATTTACCCGGCTACTATAACCGATGCGGTGGTTAACCCGATCAGCCGCAAAAGTCTGACTACGGAAATATCCGAAATAAGATTGGATATTATTTCTCAAAAAAAAGGAGGGAATATCATTGATAGTTTTGATCAAAGTACGGCCTATATTGTATATGGTAATCAAGGAGAAATAGCATCAAGTATAGAAAAAATCACAAACAATGCGACATTCATAGCAACAAAATTAGAATGTAAAGCCGGAGATCGATTTCTGATTTCTGGAAAGTGCGTTTCTGTACAAGCTAGGGCTTATGTTTTTGTTGACAAATCTAATAGAATCCTGTTAAAAGCATCCCAAACATTTGTTGGGGAAAAATCAGTAATTGAAGCACCGGAATCTGCCATTACCGCTTACTTTACATTAACAAAATCTGAATCTGTTGAATTCGTAATATTAGATCCATCAATTGAAAAACTAAATGATAAGATTACTGAAGTAAACGAATCCTTTACAAACTTAAAGGAAGAGGTGTCCAAGATCGTTGTAACTGAAAGTGGAATAGAAGAAGAAATCTACAATAGCACTTATCTGTCTAAGGATTATATATCAGCTGGAGGCACACTGGGCACCGCTGCAAGATACTGGTCTATAAGAATACCTGTATCAAAAGGATTGAGGTATAAACTGGATTCATCAAGTGTCAGTAATCAAACAGTGTTTAGAATTGCCAAAACCGTAGAAAGAAAAATAACAGAAGTCTTAATCAATGAGGCTTCACCAGAGACAAAAAATTATGAAATTTATTGTGATGGCTCATTCAATTATATACTTTGGACATTAAGCAATGCCTATGATTTGGAAGGCACTCCAAGTGTCAAGAGAATAGAGGGGGGAGGAAAAAAATTAAGTCATGATATTCAGATTCCACCTGAATCATTGCCCGGTTTCGAAGATAGTATAAAGGAGATAACAGATAGACTTGATGGAATTGTTTATAAAAGTAATATTATCTATTGTTATGCCGATCAGGAAACGGCGAATCAATTTCAAGCTATTGAGGACGGGGTTAATATATTTGTAGGCTACAAGGCCAATGTAAATTCCATTCAGAGGGCCATAAATTCCATACCAAAAGATACAGACAAACAATGGTATATTTTTGCTGTAGGGGAGTTCAGGACATCATCATTTAATCATTTTGCAACGGAAGACCCGTTATCGGGAGAATCACAGGAAGATTATGTCTGTTATATCGAAATGGTTGATCGGCAAAATATTCATTTGTTCGGCGTTGGTAATAGGGCTACAAAAATAGTATGTGATATGCCCGACAGTGGTTTTCCAACTCCTGTATCTAATTTACATCCATTGTTGATAAAAAAAACTAGAAATTGCAGTTTCCACAACTTTTATATTTTTGGAAAAAATGTAAGATATACCGTGCATGTTAATGGCATTAAAGAAAGCGAATCTAATAAATTATGGTTTGACAATGTGGAATTCGACAGTGGAAAGAATAATGGAGAGGCTGCGGATAGCTGGCCGTATGGTTCCCAACCAATAGGCATAGATATTGCATGTAACATGAGCCTGATTTTTACTAATTGTATAAATCCATGCTTGAGGGGACATTTTGGCAGTATGGGATATGGAAGACATTTTATCTTGTTTAAAGGGTGCTATTTTTATAATGACGCAACCAATGTGTTGCCGTCAGAAAATATTCCATCCCCAAATAGTTTTATAGATTACAGGTTTATAGGTAATAAGTTCTATGGGCTTTCAACTTTATTTAATGGGAACTTAAAGGAATCAGGTGTAAGGATGAAAATTAGCGGCTATGGGAATAGTGTTGTTTATTTCCCCAAACCAACTCTGTATTTTAATGAAATAACGGATATTGCACAGACATATAAAACTGAAAGTTCGATATTAGCTGGTAATTTGGTGAATCTATATGGAGATAAGGCAAACGGTAAAATTGAATCTGTTGCTATGTTCAATAGCTCAGACGGGAAAGTTATTTGCGCCAAAAATATCATCTATGAAATAAATAATATTCTTGTTTCAGAGAACTATCTTCCTAAAGATGGAGATTACTGTAAGGCAGTAGATGGATTATTGGCGAAATCAGAATATCCTACTAATGCTTATGTTTTAGTAAGATCAGGTATAAAGTATTTAATAGTAGAGTAATCCATCAACTATGATGTAAGGGCTGAACTTGGTGTAGGTCAGCCCTTATGTTTAAAACCATTCCGCATCCGGATGCACTTCAACGGACAGATGGCTCATCCATTAAATAATGGTTCTCAATTAAGGTTCATTTGGATCATCTATCTTTTGAGCGATCCATTCCTCCCAACTTCCAATTTCCGAAGGCCGGGTGTAATCTGTCAAGATATATACCTTGCTAGCATATCCATCAATGTAATAGAAGGGCAAAAGCATATTGTTTTTTAAAGTTATACCCTCATTTGATGTTTTTTTCAAAAAAGCTTGTATCGCTTCTTGTAACGTCATCACATTACATAGTGTATCATGTCTGACATCAACCACCCATTTTTTTATTTCGATTATGTCTTCTCCTTTGGTGGTAATATAATTGGGGATTTCAAATTTGGGAGCAGTTTCCAAAATCTTATTAATGATAAGAGCTTCTTCCCGTAAGGCGGTAGTTTCTGTCTGATGGACTAAAACTCCAGCTGAATCGACCAATGTATATCTCCTGTTCCTGTCATTTACCCCACTGGTTGCCCACAGGTCGCAGACAGGTACAGAATATTCTTCGGCAATCTCTCTTATCGCCTTGACTTTTTCATACGCACCAATTCGCAATACAGGCGTATCGCTAAAACCACCATCAGGTTTGACATAATAGTAATATCTATGTTGTGTCACGCATATGATATGACAATCAGGATATAATGCCATAACATTACGTAGCATTGTCTTATAACCTTGATAAAAAGTTTGTGCCCTGCCCGGGGTTTTAATATTGGTTATATTGGCTGCCGTTATCCTGTAATTCAGCATATCAGCGATTTGTAAAGGCTCATCACTGATACTTCCAAGTAATTCGGCATCTACTTTATGTGGCGTTTCTATTGTTTCCACATTGTCATTGGCACCTCCATATATTACCAACAGCTTCATGTTTTTAGGTAAGGAAGCTATTTTTTCCAATGTACATAATCCATAATTTACAACTCTGTCATTATTACATACTTTTACTCCTCCGATGCCCTTCATTACAGATTCTACGCCGAATAATTTTTTAAGATTATCCCAGCCGATATAAACGACCAGACTGTCTCCGTATATTTTAATGGAAGACATCCGAAAGATGTTATTTATATTATTAGTAAGATCGGAAACCAATGCGGTATCGGCTTCTTGCGCCTTATCTGACTTTTTGGAAGTTTCGCTTGTCAGGCATCTTAAGATAACGCTTGACTTTAAATCCTTGAAATTGATGCTATCACTTATCAACTCTTTCACATCCGAAATCGCCTCTTCCTTAACATAATATGCTCCATAGAAATCGAATGTCACAGTACCCAAAGCGGTTTGATTTTGACCTGTCGGGCCACCGTCCCTTATATATTCCATTGCTATATAATAATAGCTGTTCGTTCCGGGATCATCAAAATCTCCCAGATATACATTAACAAGTTTGTTTAAGGGTATATTGTATTTACCAGAATTAGAACTTCCGGATTGCGCTCTCCTTAAATATACGTTGGCAAACAAATTAGGTTTGTTGTTTGGCTCTGATATCTTGACTTTTGCATAAACGGAATATTTCCCAGATTCAGCTTTAAAATAATTTTTCGTTTGAAAATTTATAATGTAAGTAGGTTGTGAAGCCGTGCCCCTCAAAAAGTCCCCCTCATCTGTAACATTGCCGCTAATCATGAACTGTTCCTTTCGGACATCATAAGCTGATTGTATTATAGTAAAGCCGTTATTTACTATATTTTGGGTATCTTTCAACTCTCTTTCCACGGCCTCAATGTCTTGTTTTTGAGCATTGCTGTCTACATGGATCTTTTCCAAATCATTTTCCACTGTTCCTTTCCATCCATCCAAATCCAAGGTACTGCTTTGTTGTGAATAGTCTAATTTGTTCGCTATTTCAAATGTGTTTCCAGCCCCTATAATTGTATCTTCGATCAAATATCCCCCATAGTATTCCAACTTAACGGTATAGCTGCCTCCCGGATTGCCTCCGTTTAACGTCTTCAATTGCAATGAGGACAAATAAAAATATGCGGGTAGTGCTGTAAATTCTGCTTTACCCAAATAAATTGTTTTTGTTTCATTAACCGGCACATCAGTATTGTTGGTTGTAACCGAGGCATTATTACACTGGATACTTTGATTCATTACTCCTTTTAAACCGCTTGCCTCTATTGTTAATCTAATTTTTGCAAAGACATGATATATTCCACTTGTTGGAAAACCTTTCTGAACATTAATGGGGATATTCAATATCCTATTTGCTATAGCCCCTGTATACTCCTTATAGGCATAACCATCTGTCACTGTTATAGCGGAGGTATTGGTATATCTCATGTCGTAGGCTGAGTTGATTGTATTTTTCCCACCTATTATAGAGTTGATGATATTTTCATTTTTTTCTGTGGTCTGTTCCGTTTTGTATATATTTGATTGAGAAACTAATCTATCCCAGTTTTTTTCGTTTTCCCATTCTAAATCAGTAAATTTTATACCGATATATTGCTCGTTGATCCAACCGGTATCAGGTTTGTTATAAGATATTATATATCCTGTCTTTCTATTTTTACCAGGAACGCTTTTTCTTGTTATTGCAACATCTGTATTCCACTCCAAGATTGTATGATTTGCCAGTTCTGACAGTTCCGCTGTCAGGCTCTTACGTGTCTTTGGATTGACCACCGCATCAGTTATAGTAGCCGGGTAAATGGTTTGCCCACCCTTGGTCAGTTTATGCATTTTTACCATAATGTATTCTATTTTTGCCTAAGTTCCGCCGGAACTTGGCCCGTTGTTATTTTATGTAATTATTTATTAATCTTAAAATCACTCAGCACATCATCATACTCCTTATCTGACAGAGATACGCTCTGCACCGCATTGTATGCGGCATAATCCGGATAGGGCATGATCTCCGCTGTGCTCTCATCCGTCTTCCCGGTAGTCAGCACAATCCCTGTATCTTCAATAGATACAAGGTTGCAGATGCCATCTCTAAAGTCAGAATCAGAAATGAAGTATTCTCGCTTGACCTTCAATATACCGGGGGAGAAACCGGGGTTGTCAAAAGCGACAAGCAGACTGCCATCTTCCATACGGCTGCAACCCACATACTCTTGTCCGTCAAATGAGGCTATAAACTTTCCCTTAAACGGATTGAAGTAAGTAAACCGGAAGGGAGTTGATATGTCTCCATTCAGGTTCTTCTCTATAATTTTAAAATCAGACTGGTAATTAATTTTCATAACTATAATATTGATGTTACATCATCTATCTCCTCGGCTGTCAGGATGCCGGAAAGGTCAACACTTCCACCGCCTCCGGTTGTTCCTGTTTCGCTCCAAACACCTCTCGTCTTACATTGATACAGAGGACCCGGTATGGTATCCCCCACGACAGCCCAGTCGCCCACAACTGGAGATGGGACAGCAGCATGCAATGCTTCTTCCGTAGAAAACAATCCCTTGTTGCGGATGCCGTTCTGCTTGACCTTTTCCACTTCGGTGGAGGTCTTGCTGAAGTTGTTGTTAAGACGGTCTGCCGCCTCACTCCAAGTACCTGTCTTGTTAATACTATTCAGTTCCATATCACTTTCTTACCTTTAACACTCCATTTGTCACTATTCCTTCAAGTGTTTCATATTCCACATATACCTGCCCGGAGCTGACGTTATCTTTAGACGGCCAATTACTGCATTCAATATTTGCCACATATTTAGACACAGCCCCCCCGTCATATACCGGTTTCATCCCAACCAACAGAGTTTCACCTTTAGAGCCATAGAAAGAAACGTTATTGGGAGTAAGAATAATATCCGTATTTTCCACATGATTCTGTATTCTGATACGTTCCGGATATACAGTCGTTTCTTGTATCAATTGGTCCCCTACATATTTCCGTAGAATCAAATCACCATACTCCCATCCGTCTGATGATGTGTCGAACCTTAATATCAAGGTGGCATGTCCTTCAGTCGTGTACATTTCAAGAGTATTTTTATCCGGATCAATGACAATGCGTTTCCCGTCAACAGATGTTTCTACTTTTCCGCGGAAAAATCCGCCCAAGGCTTCAACCACACCTCTGAACTTACCACCCAATGCATAAATATAGCCACGAAGGAACGTATCGCCACCATGAGTGGCAACAAAGTTCGCCATATTCGCCCATTCTTCATCGGTAGGTTGATAATTCGGATCATTACGGAACCTCATCACGGTCAATATAGCCTGTTGTAACGTGCCACCTGCCCAAAATGCCACATCATCATCGTCATTGTATATGCCGCTTACTCCGGCAGTGACCTTCTGTAACTTGCCATCCTTGTAATTACCCAGTTGGATCATATTGGCAAGGATCAAACCGCCAAGGATATCCACAGATCCATCCTTAATCGCGCTGGCGATATAATTGATTGACTGAAAACCGGCTGTTGCCTTGTCGTTATCCAAAATGGACGGCTTCCAATCGGTAGCGATAGTTCCACGCTCTAATTGAAGATCACAAATGGTTGCGGTACCACTGAGCATGAAAATACCTGCACCGTTAAAAGCGAACTTGAAAGTGTATCTTTGATAATCGGACGCAAGAGGCTGAGTTGTGCTGAAATCACCACACGAAACAGCCACAGACACACCTTTAGCTTTAAAGGATATAACATAGTTCTCATTTTTAATCAAGGACACGGATTGGGACAAACTACCGATTGCAGCAGAGTACCCAGAGCCGGCAACACTGTCTGCGGATACGGTAGCCACACCCGTCCAATACTTTAATTGCTTGCTGAAAAGTTCGGTGTCCGCCGATAATTCGGTAGTGGCAGACAGTTCCTCTGTTTCATAATCCCCAGTAAACCCGGAGTTACGCAACAGATTGACACTTCCGACAGCCGCATTGTTTATTGCATCCTGAGCCTTTTGGGCCAGATCGGCAGCCGCCTGTATCTCATCCGGCAAGCCTTCCATATTCTTCCACCCGGTAGATCCCTGCTCGATATGAAACATACCCTTGATATCCACACCGCCTTTCTGGCTATATCGAATATAGGTACTCTTATCCTTAGCGCCTATATAAGCGTCACCATACACATTGATATAGGCGTGTCCGGTAGACTTGTCGAAGCCCAGCCCGATAACTTCTTTACCCGCCAAAGAAAATGTATTGATACCTTGATAAAAAGTGATAGAAGGCGAAGTTTCGTTTACTGATGATAAGATTATAGCTGCCTGACGGGTGATATCCGTCAAGTGCCCAAGCCCGATGATATCATCACCGGCAGCCGGGACATCACTGTTCTTGTCGGCATTGGTTTTGCTCAAATCAATATAGTCAGATCCTACACCTGTCACCTCACGCCAATAGTAGCGGTTGGATACATTGTGAGATGTACCTTCTTTAATGTTAAATTCTTGGGCTAATGCTAATGTACCGACTGTAAATTCGTTATTGATTGTCACTCCATCGACTTCCGACAAAAAGAAACAGCGGTAGCTCTCATCAAGTTCCTCCACCCTGACACACTTCATTCCGGCCGGAGATATGATCTGTTCACCACCAACATGCGTCTTCTTCTTGACCTCAAGCTCGTCAAAGACAGCCTTAATTTTTACATAAAGCCGGTCAACAACGGCTTGAGAGGTACCATCTTCCAATACAGTAATTCCACTACCATTCTTACCTATAAGTAAACCCTTCAAAAAAGTGATCAGCTCATTGGCGGCGTCAGGATTTCTTTTGCTGATAAATTCATTACGTGATCTCAGGGAGGAGAAGGCGGTATAGTCACTGGGGGATTCCGTATCTCCCATTTTCAGAAGTCGAATAAACGTCTGCGCCATCTCCTGCGCCAGCGTGTATTTCAGATTGTTCAGTGTCGAGTCCACGGATGACTTCCATGAGGTACTGACCGCCGACGAGCAGTCAATGGAAGCCTCGGAAAGATTGCCCAGCTTCCTCTCTATCCTTGTGATGCGGGTGTCAAGATACCCGGCCTCGAAATACTGCGCGTCCTCCAGTCTCACCCTTTGTCCGAGCGATAACGGCACACTGTTTTTATCCACATGGATGTAATCCGTGTCGCCGGAATAGATGGATATGTCCTTGCTGTATTCTGTCAGGAAGCTGTCAACCGCCTGCTTGTACTGTTCTTCCGCTATCGGGTAATACTCATCCGGCATGCGGATGTTCGTCAGGATATAGGTGTCACCGACGTTCGGTATGATGTTGCCTCCCGGTATCTGGGTGTTCTCGTCCGGGTAGGTGTTGATGATCTCGAACTCCTGTGTGTCGTTATGCCAGTTGCACTCGAACTCCCTTCCGGAGAGGTCGCCGCTTTCGAAGGTGATGCGTATCACCTCGTCGCCGATCATGTATTCATCCGGATTGAAGGGCAGATCCTTGTCCTTGACATAATAGACGGTGTATTTCTTCCCGTCCTTATTTGTCTGCTCCTCGGACCTTACCGAGGATACCGTACCCAGGCGGTGCGGGAATATATCCTCAAAGGCCGCTTCCTCGCGGTGCTCCTTCAGGCCCAATTGGGTGTTCAGGTCGATATACTTGTCCCGTGACGGCAGTTGCAGATGGGTGTAGCCGTATTTTGACGGGTCAATATTTTTGGTTGAACCTACGGGGATCAGCCGTGTGAACCATTTGATCGAATTGGAATTCTCATTCTGGGTCAGCCCCGTCTTCAATCCCTTCATATAGCCGAGCGTGACCCGTTCGCCGTGTTCGCATTTCCCTATGTTCAGGTATTCCCCGTCCAGCCACCACTCGGTTTCCCAGGCACCGGCTATCTCGCCTGCCGCATCCCAGCAGAACAGGCCGTTGAAGTTGATGGTCTTCCGGTCGCCGGTGACGGCCTGTCCTGCACGCCACGTCACACCGTCGGTGTTGCGGTTCATGTTCGCCACCAGCTTTTCCAGCATTTCCATCGGCGTGCCGTCATAGGCAAAGACGGACTCCAGGTCATCCTCCCCCTGGTTCAGACGGCAGAACAACAGGTCCTGCATGTCGTGCTCGCGGCCGTAGAAGCTGATATTGTAGGTGTATTTCTGTGTGTCGGTCTTTTTCGGGCGGTACTCCTTCTTTATGGAGAACCGCTTTCCCGATATCTCCACATAGTCGCCGACCGACAGGACGAAGAACTCCCAGGTGGTGAAGTTCACCGTCACCACGAATTCCGCCCCCACTTCCTCGGTCCACCGGGACGATGAGTCGGGACTGACCTTCTTCTTTAGGATTCCCTGCCTGTTGTAGATTCCAAGTTCCATTTATGATGTTTTTAAATCGTTTTTAATCACTGTTTGAAAAAGGTTTCGGCTCGCGCAGCGTGACCGTGAATCCGGCTACCTGCTGGCCGGTATTCCTGATTGTCGTGAACTGGCTGTACCGGGTATATTCCTTCAGGTAGACCTTCATCACCCGGCCTATCTCCGGAACCTCCAGCGTCAGCCATCCCGACTTCAGCAAGGCAAGCACGGCGTTGTAGTTCTTGAACCACCCGGTCCGTGTATCCGCAACCACCGCCATCTTCAGCGTGATGTCCCTCGCCTCGTAGCGGGGAAGCAGGGTTTCGGGCAGCTCCTCGCCGTCAAGTTCCCGGTAGCTGACGGAGGTATGCTCCTTCATCTTCGGCGGCTTCATCAGCGAGTCGTAATTGGTATGGTCCCCCGCGTTCTCCTCGTACAGGAAACATCCCAGGGACGCCATGTCCGTCCCGTTTATTTTCAGCAGTCCTTCCTCCACTTCCATAGTCCTATGTTTTCAGTTTCACACCGCGCCGGAGTTCCGCGATGTTCTCGTTTATCGTTTCGAGGTGTCTGAGGTACTCCGAATTCCCCGCAATTTTGCCCAGGGATGTCGCCATCCCTTCGAGATGCCTCGTAAGGTTGTTGTCAATGCTGATGACATGGTCAAGGGTCGCGTTGCCGATCCCCTCCAGCCTTCCGGCCGTCTCCTCGGTCATGGAGGTGACGGTTCCGGCTCTGCCGGACTGGGAAGAGGAGGACGATGATGTCCATCCGAAGATATCCTTCAGCGAGTCACGCTCATCCAGGGCGTCCTTTACGATATCGTTCCATTCCTGCTGGAGGTCCTTGTATTCCCCGGTATCTATACCTCCTTCCTTGTTGTAGTTGGCAAACTTGTCATACCATTCCTGGAGCCTCTTGTCGTAGACTTTCGACAGGCTTGTCTTGAGGATAGCCTTCTGCAGGTACTCGCTAAAGTCCTCCGAGAAATCCTCCGCCCCGCTTTCCATATCAAGCAGTGTGTCATAGAAGGCGTCACGCATGCTGTCAAATGACATCTGCGTGAGCTGTTCCTTTATCTGGGCCTGTATGTCACCCAGTTTTTCCGAACCGTCAATGATCTTGTCCAGGTAATTTCTGACATCATCATCCAGCTTGGCCCAGAATGTGGGAGCTTCCGACTTCAGTTTCTCCAGCTGCTCCACGGAGAGATCGAACAGCCCGGTCATACGTCCTTCCCCGATCCCGTACCTGTAGAAGTCTTCTCCCAGGGCCGCGCCGGCTGCCGCCCAGTCCTGAGAGGACATCCATTTGCGCTGCCGCACCCCGATAGAGTGTGATCCCGTGCTGGCTCCCGAATTCAGACGTTCCTTGCCCAGTATCCGGTAAGAGTCTATGGCGGTCCGCTGTAGGGCCAGCGCTTCCTCTCCGACCTTCTGCGCCTCGGCGCCGTAGCTGGTCTCTATATATTCCTTTTTCTTGTCGATCAGTTCATCCCATATCTCGTTCAGACGGTTGTACTGGTCCACCATCTCGTTATAGCCGGAATAGTCGGCTCCCTTGAAGATGCCTCCAAGTCCCTTGACACCGAACAGACGTCCGATGCTGTCCCACAATCCTCCTGCGGCGTGCATGACGGTTTCGAGAATGTTGCCGACAAAACCCTCCAGCCCTTTCTGCCCGATCTGGTCAAGGATAGCCAGTATGGCCGCGATGATGCCGCCGATCTTGCTTCCGGATGCGGACAGCGTGTCTACCAGAGACCCGACCGCGCTTCCGAAGGATGACAGGCTCATGTCCGCCTCGCCCAGCGTGTTCATCGCATCGGCCACGGCGGTGATGTTTCTCACCGCCTTATCCTTCGAGGCTTCCAGATTGTTCCCGGCATTGCGCTCCCCGGCTTCCGCCTTGTTCCTTTTCTTTCGAGCGGCCTCCGCTTCCGCACTGTCCGCCCCGTATTGCCGCACGGCCTCGTCATAATCCCGTTGCGCGGCTGTCAGTTCATCAACCGCTTCGGAGTATTCCCGTATGGATTCGGTCAGATTGCCGAACAGACCTCCTTTCTCGATGACCTCGCTGTCGATCTTTCCGATGGCTTCCTCGATGACCTGCATCTGTTCCGGAGTGGCGCTTTTTTTGAATTCCGGGCTGTTGCGGAAGCTGACTATCTGCCGCTTCACCTTCTGCAGCTCCTTTTTCGCCACCTTGTCCAGATTGCCGAAGACGACATCCCAGTTGATGGTGTCCTTCAGTTCGTTGAAATCAAGTTCGGACAGCGCCTCGTCACGTTGTCGGGCCAGCATCCTTTTGTCATTCCCGTTCAGACTCTCTTTCGAGGATTTAAGGGTATATTCCCGCATGATGGCCAGACGTTTCTGCTGGTATGTGCCGTATTCCCTGTTATAGTCAATCCAGGACTGCAGGTCCTTCTCCTGCCATTCCTTGTCGGCTGTATAGAATTCCTTCGCGTATTGCTGGTAGGCGACAAGACGTTGCTGGGACGCATTGTCCCTTACGGCCTGCCTTTCCTCGGGCGTGGACTTCACACCCCGTTTCTTTTCGGCCTCGTCCATTTTCTTGAGGGTGTCACGCTCCTCCTTGTCGATCTGTGCGAGCGACTCGTCAAGCTCCTGCCTTGCAAGGGCCTGGCGTTTCCTTATACCTTCCTGCATGACCGATATGCGTGCCGCCTCAAGTTTCTGCTGCGCCCTGATACGGGCGTCGGCGAGCTCGTCCTGATAATCCCGGGCCGATTTGCCCGTATCCTTGGTTTCCCTGCCGTCATCTTCCTTTATGCCTGCCGATTTAAGCCTCTCCTTCCATTCCTTTGTCCTTGCAAGGAACAGGTCCATATAGGATTTGGCCGTATCCTCCGCCGCCTTCTGTTCCTCTTCCAGGGCGGAGATATCATTTTCTCTGAGCTGTTCGGCCGTGGGAGCGTCCGCCTGTCGGGTATAAGTGGCTGATCCGGACGCGGAAGAGAAGAAATTGGCCCTGAACCTGTCCCAGAAAGTCGGGCCCTTCTTCCGCCTTTCCTCTATCTCGTTCTGTTTTTTCAAGGCCTTCTCCGTCTGCTCCGTGGCCAGCTTGAACGCTGCGGCAGCTTCGGCCCTGAGAATCATCGCCCCGATGAACACGTCCGTATTGTCCACCAGCAGGTTCTCGGCGTCATTCACGTTGCCCACCTCAACACCGAGTTTCCCGAACTCCTTCTTGTTTTCGGTGATGAACTGTTTTTTATCGGACATGTTGTCTCCCAGTTCCTTCCATCTTTCGGACAAGGACCTGACGAGAGTGACCTGTTCCGCCACATCACTGCTGCTGTTCCTGAAGGATTCATTCACCTTTTCCTGGGCTTTCGCCGCGGACAGGGCGGCATCCTTCACGCCGAACAGGCTCTTCACCCATCCGCCGATCTCCTTCCCGTATACGACGGACAGGGTAATCAGGGCGGCCAGCGCCGTCTGCCACGAGAACAGTGAGGAAAGCACCTGCTTCCACACCGGGGTGGCTTTCTTTCCGGCTTTGGTCAGCGCCTCATACTCCTGGCGGGCTGACGACAGGGCGTCGGTGAACATGGGAATGTTGTTGGAAATGGCGAGGAAGAACATCTGGGGACCCATTGCCAGCGAGGGGAGTTCCCGGGCGATCTGCTGCATGCTCATCCTCACATTATTGAGTTTCGGGGCGGGATCATCTCCCATGAGAGGGGTGGATCCTGTCTTTTTCTTCTGCTCTTCCAGCCCCTGCAGTTCCGCTTTCAGTTTCCTGATGACTCCCTGCAGTGCCTGGATGTCCGCCATCTGGGCATCGGTATTCGTACCTGCGGCCATGGCATTCCTGTACTGTTTCTGCAGTTCCAGCAGTTCCTGCTCCAGCTGTGCGATGACCTGTTTTGCGTACAGGCCTATCCCGGAAAGGTTGCCCTCCACCGAGCGCATCCCCTTCAGGGTCTTGTCGTCAAGCAGTATCTCCAGTCTTACAGGTTCCATTCCTATCCTCCCAGTTTTGTTTGATAATATTCAGTGGTGAATTTGTCCGGCCTACGTTTGCGCTCCCTTTCCAGGAGCTCCTCCTTGGTCACATACCGGCTGACATCCGTGTTCATCAGCATCAGCTCGGCGTAGCTGATCTTCCACAGGATGTGCCGTTTCGACCTGCCGAACCGTTCCATCGCCTGCGCGATGATTCCGAAAACGCTATGGGGGCCTTCCTGCCGGCCCGTTAACCCGTTTTCCTTTCCCGGCTTCCTATCGGCTCCAGCAGCTCCGCCGTTCTGGACGCCAACGGAATAGTATTGCAAAAAGGCTGTATGTCCATGCCCCTGAGCAGCTCGATGAGGGCGGCAGAGAGCATCGCCGGATGCACCCTCCATCTGAGATACCATGCCACAGGGCCGGAGAACAGCATCCCCGAGAGCCATCCGGTGCATACGGCCAGCGCGACCATCCGGCTGACCGCCTTTCCCTTCTCCGCCACGAACCGCATCCTTTCTTCATAGTCCATCGCCCTGATATCCTCCGGGGTGACGCCGAGCTCCAGGTACCGCCTTGCTATGCGGATGACCGCCCCGGCGGGCGGACGGCGCATGACAAGGAAGGATTTCCCGGGGCGTTTTTTAAAGGGCCTGAGCGGCATCACCGGAATGCGGATGCCGATGTCAAGCAGCATGTCCGCCGCCCGACTTCGTGTGTCCTTCCCTTCCGTCATTACTCGGTATATTCCGGTACACTGTCACCCGGGGCGAAGATCTTGTAGGGAGGCTTCTCCCCGGCATCCTGCATCTCCAGCTCGCACTCGATGCCCAGCACGTTGCTGAAGTTGATCCCGTTGGCGAAATTGCATGTGAGCACCCCGTTATAGATACGGATCGTGTGTCCCGTCACGGTCTCGATGTCGAACACGCCCTGCACGTCCTTGTCCTCCGTCAGGGGCACATAGACCCCGGTGCTTTCCTTCGTCCCGCCCATCACCTGTATCATGTTGTCCGCGGACAGCTCGATGAGCGTGAACGTCCATGTCTTGGTTCCCGGTGTGGACTTGAGCACCGCGAACGGCGCGTTGCGTTTCTGCGCCGCCCAGATGCGGGTCTTGGAAGGCGAGTCGCCTCCGGGCTGCAGCCCGTCCTCGGATATCAGCCCGAGAGCCCTCCCGTTATGTTTGAGAGCTTTCACGCCATAGATGGCGCCGGTATTCGTTTCTGCCATAATGATTCATGTTTTAATTGTTCCTTGATTTGTCTTTAAACCGCCGGAGTCCCCAGAAGAGAAGCAGGAGGACAAAACAGCACAACACCTTCGTCCTTGTCCGGTCCCAAAAAGAGGGAACCGGCTGTTTTTCCCCGGCCGTAGCCTCCTCTGACTCCAACCTCATATCCGAGGTCTCCCTTACGGTGATCTCCGGCCGGGCATGCGAGACGGCCGTGACGTTCACGCCGCCTTCCCCGTCCGACTCCACCCTCAGGTCCAGCCCCTCATGCTGCTCCGTCACGCCCATGCCGGCCGGAAGGCCGCCTATCGTCCGGAGGAGCCCGGGTTTCAGTGCCAGGCTCGTCAGAGTCGTCGGGGCCTTGCCGAAGATTATTTCCCCGGTTACGCTCCTCTGAAGAGAGCCCGAGCGGACGGCTGTTCGGCTCTCCCTGTTTGCTGCGCATCCAGACAACAGCAGGACAGCGCTCAGCATACTTGCACTGGTAGCATTTACGCAGTGCCTGTTCCAGAACGATAATTTTCTCATTGACTTTTCGTATTTGGTCGCTTAAATGTAAAGTCGTCTCGGAGAGGTCGTCATACAACTGCTTGTATGTGCCCTCGTTCTCCTTGACCGCACGGACCTTGACGAGCCTGCGGTCACGCCACCAGCCTATTGCCATGGCTATGCACCCCGTGGGGGCCAGCCACTGCTGGAGAAGTTCGAATACAGTGCCCCAGTCCATACGCATGTCATTTTTCAGATCATCTCCCAGCCGGCCTCTATGTCCGCCATGACGGCGGGCACGCCGTTTTCCACCCGGCTCATCGCGGCGGCCAGACGGCACATCGTCCCCTTGTCATCCACGTCAGGCTCGTAGGTAGTGGGAACCTGAAGCTCGCCGCATACACTTGAAAGGTAGGCGCGGGTGTCGTTCTCCGTGGACGGGGCGTAACGCCCGATCATAAGGGAGAGGGTCCTCAAACCGTGTTTCTTCCGGTAGTTCCTCAAGGTGATGAGCATGGCACGGTAGCCGTATCTCATGTCGGTGAACTGGAAGAACTCCTTGTCCGTCTGCACCGGGCGGAGACCCTTCCACCTGTCACCTGACAGGCGGAGGTTTCCGGGGTTATTGTTTCGTAGTCCTCTTGGTGTCATGGTCATGGCTCGATTTCATCGGTTTCCGAATCCGTTCCTTCAGACGCGGCTTTCGCTCTCGCTGCCGCCACCGCTTCCCGTCTCACCTCGGCCCACCGTTTCTCGGCCGGAACTTCCTGGTCCTTTTTCTGGACAGTGGTACCGTCCCACGAATAGATGGCTCCGATCGCCTCCTGTTTCTTGGGAAGAACGATGTAGTAATGGCGGAAGTTGACCAGGCTTTCCTGGGTCTGCGGGCTGGTAGCCGCAGCCGAATAATACATCTTGGTCGAGCCCTGCGCACGGAACATGCGGGGTACATAGAACACGAAGGATCCTTTCAGGTCGGTTTCACCCGGAGTCTGGTTGTACGGAACCTTGACCCCCTCCTTGGTGTAATACGGACAGTTGATGAACGTGTAGATCTCGGTGGTCGCCGTATCATTAAAAAAAAAAAAGGTATAATTGTAAAACTTGTCCTTGAACGACTGGTCCTGTTCGAGCAGGTCGTTCACATGGTCCGGACACAGCACAAGACGGCGCCCGTCCTCCGGCACCTCGGCATTGTCCAGGGCGCGTTTCAAGGCGATGATGTCTTTCAAGGTCAGTTTTTTCCGTCCTGTGGCATCCGCCTCCCCGCTGGTGGGGATCACCGGAGTCTTGCCTGTATGGCTGTATGGAGCCAGGGCGTGCGCAGCCTTCTTGTAACGGATACGGTCGATGGCGTTCCTGTGACGCTCGACATCAAGCGAGAACTTGTCATAGGAAATTGCATAAAGCTGGTCATCCGTCACACGGGTGGCCTTTGTCTGGAATTTGTCCAGCCCGATGGGGATGTCATTCTCCTCCAGATTCTGTATGGGTATGGGATAGGTGGTGTTGTTCACCAGCACGTCCGGATCGGCACCCACATCCACCAGGTGGATGATCTCGTTGTTCACTCTTGCGGAATAGTCCGGTATCCCGTCAAGGAACGACGCCGTCAGTCCCGCACCGAGCTGTCTGACCAGCTCTCCCGTCCATACTTCGGTGTACACACCCTCCATGGCGGCACCGGCCGGCATGAATCCCTTAAGAAGCATCGGCACAACTATTCCCGAGGCCACACCGTATGCGGGGCTGATCCCCACCATTGACACAAGGATGACCCCCATTATGATATTGAAGGCCGTTCCGGTCCAAAATTTCAGAATAAATTTCTTTTTCATATTCTCTTCTAATTTTTAGTTAATTAAATTCAGGACAGTCCACTCCGAACTGTTTCTTGTACAGACGTCTGTACTGCTGCGGGTCATCGGAGCGCATCAGCTTGAGCTCCTCCTCCGGCACATCCGTCCATTTCTCGTAGCCTCCCGCATGTACGGCTCCTCCGGATTTCCCGGCCAGTATGGCGGAAGGGCGCAGGGCAGGGTTCATCGCCTCGAAGGTCAGCTTGAGGGACTCCGCGCCGACCGATTTCCCCAGGGAGATGAAATGATCCTTCCTGTCGGCGCTGATCTTTCCCTCCCCGATGGCGGAATCCACAAGGGCGGTTATACCCGAGAGCTTGAGTCCGTCAAGCTCTTTCTCCAGCTTCTCCTTCTCGGCCTGCAGCACTCCGTTCGCTCTCTGGTACTCCAGCAGGAGATTGATCTTTTTCTGCACGTCTGTCAGTGTCGCGGCATCTGTGAGGCCCAGCATCAGGGCGACTGCTTTCATTTCTTCATTGTTCATTTCAGGTGTAGTTTTTTGGTTATTGTTTTTTTTCAGGAGGGGAAGACTGTGCGAGCCGTCCCCCTTGCTGAGTTTCAACGGTTTCCCTTCATAAATCAGGCTGATATTGTCATCATTCCCCCCGATATCCACCATGCTGTATTCCACCAGTTTGGACCTGGTCACCGTGGGGCAGGTCTGCCCGGGTTTCAGGAGTGCCGGATCTTCGGAGAGTTCGAGTATGTCGAAATTGGGCGATCCCATGCGCAGCGTGCCTTTCTCCCATTGCTGTCTGGCCATCCTGCTCTCCTCCCGGACATCGTCAAACCAGGGCTCTCCGGTAATCTCACCGTTCTCCCTTCTGATATCCTTCACCATTCCGATGACGCACCCTCTCTCGTGCATCCACAGCAATACAGGGTTCCGCTCGTACTGGGACAGGTCCACCCCGTCCGTCCTCACCCATGTTCCGTAACAGTTCAGCGTTTCGTTGCTTATTCTTATTCTTTTGCCCATTTCCGTCTGATTTTGCCGCAAACTTACATTTGGAGGGAAGGTGTTCAAAAAAAGTGTGCAACACTTTCAGCATTGTGTGCAACGCCCGCGCATTTTCTTGCCTTCGGGACGTTCCGCAGTGCATCTTTGCAGAAAAAACAATTCATTATGGCAAGAACCGGACATAAGTCGAAAGATACCGCCAAGGCTTTGTACCTCAAGGGAATCCCGCAGGAAAGGATCATCGAGATGACGGGGATCGCCCGCCAGACGCTCAGCAGGTGGATCAGCCAGGAAGGATGGAGGGAGCTGAAAGCCTGTTACGGAATGACACGCGAGGAGGTCACGCAGAAGATCCTCTCCATCATCAACGACGCCATCGAGGACCCTGACGAGTATCTGAAGAAAAAGAAGATAGCCGACGACCTGGTCAAGCTGGCCGCCACCATCGAGAAGATGGACAGGAGCACCAATGTGGTGCATTATGTGGAGGCCTTCATCCGGTTCGAGGACTGGCTGATGGAACACCGGAAGGATTATCCGGAGCTTCCCGACAAGGTCGTGGCGATGCTCCACGGCCTGCATGATGATTTTCTAACCCCCTTTTTCACAAAGAAGCCATGACGGAACAGGAAAGGAAGGACGCGTACAAACGCTGGCTGCAGCAGAGCGAACGGCTGGCCAGGATCACATCGGAGGACCGCATGGAATCCCCCCAGGAGAGGAAACGCAACATCGCGCGGGCGCTCAGGGATTACGACTATTTCTGCCAGCGTTACCTCAGGCACTACTGCGAATGTCCCAATGCCAGGTTCCAGAACGATGCGGCCCGGTATATGTACAATAACGACAACTGCCGCGCCGTGTTCAAATGGCCGCGCGGCCATGCCAAGTCCGTGCATCTTGACATCGGGATACCCTTGTGGCTGAAATTCAACGGCAAGCTGCATGTGATGGTGCTGGTCGGGAAAAGCGAGGACAATGCGGACGCCCTTCTGGGGGACCTGCAGATGGAGCTGCAGTCCAACCGGTACATCATCGAGGATTTCGGCGAACAGTACAATGCCGGATGCTGGCAGGAAGGGGAGTTTGTGACGAAGGACCGGTGCGCCTTTTTCAGCCGGGGACGGGGACAGTCGCCGCGAGGACTGCGTTTCCGGGAGATGCGTCCCGACTACATAGTGGTGGATGACCTTGACGATGACGAGATGTGCCGCAGCGAGGCCCGGGTACGCGAGATGACCAAGTGGATCAAAGAGGCGCTCTTCGGATGTTTCGGGGGAAAGGGAGGACGGTTTGTCATGGTGGGCAACCTGATCGGAAAGAACAGCGTGCTACAGAAGATCATTGACAGCAGGACCGTGCACACCAGCTCCGTCAACGCTTTCGACAGGGACGGGAACCCGTCATGGCCCGAGAGATATACGGCGGAATACCTCCACGGACTGGAGGAGTTCATGGGATACCGCTCCTTCCAGAAGGAATACATGAACAACCCCGTCACCGAAGGGGCGGTATTCCAGGAAAGGTGGATAAGATACAAGCCGATGCTCAGGCTGAAATATTACGAAAGCATCGTGGTATACGTCGACCCATCATGGAAGAGCGGCGGAAAGAACGACTACAAGGCATGCAAGATGTGGGGGCGGCCCAAAAGGGGGCTGAAAACGGCATCGCACAGGGAACTGCACTGCATACGCGCGTTCTGCCGGCAGTGCGGCGTAGGCGAGATGGTACGCTGGCTCTATGACCTGTACGAATCCCTGCCGGAGGACTGCGCCGCCACCTTCTATATGGAGGCGAACTTCATGCAGGACACCATACTTGACGAGTTCCAGAGGGAGGGGGACATAAGGGGATACCAGCTTCCCGTCATGCCGGACACGCGCAAGAAACCCGACAAGTTTGCACGGATCGAGGCCATATCCCCCTTGTGGGAAAGAGGGCTCGTCTGGTACAACATCAGGCTGAAGGACGACGCCGACATGCGGACATCCATTGACCAGACGCTCTCCTTCGAGCAGGGAAGCCGGGCGCATGACGACTCCCCGGACGCGGACGAGGGGGCGATATACAAATTGCAGAAACAGGTGCGCCAGGATACCATGCCGCCCCGTATCGGAATGAGGCAGGCGCCCAAGGAAGGATGGTGACAACCAAACAAAACTTACCATTATGTATATAACGGAACAGGACTATATCAATATCGGGGAGGAAGCCCTGAAGATCGTGCAGCAGAGCAAGGAGGAGAACCGCCTGCTTGCCGAAAGGTTCGCCATGGATTTTGCCGCCGGATACTTGAGAGGACGGTACGACGTGGATGCCGCATTCTCCAGAGAGGGGGACGAAAGGAACATGGCGCTGGTGGGGTGCCTGACGGATATCGCGCTGTACAGGATGGTGCTGGGCCTGCCTGCCCGCATGAGCCTTGAGAAGTACAGCACACAGTATGACAAACAGGTGGAATGGTTGGAGGCGGTGCAGGCGTCCGAAGTGATGCTTGACCTCCCTACCGTCACCGGGCCCGACGGACAGGAAGACTATTACAACCCGATCCGCACAGGTGAGGGGATCAGGAACAACTATATCTGGTAATTATGGGAAAAGGAAGAGACAAGGGGGTGCGCATCGGCAATATGGACCTTGCGCGCCGTGCGGATAGGAAAAAGGTCCGCGACATCACGGTCAGCCTCCAGCTGCAGACGGAGAACCTCACACGCAACGACCTGAGGTCATGGCGGCACGCATGGCAGCAGGCCATCAATGTGGAGCAGCCCAGGCGGAACCGGCTGTACAACATCTATACGGACGTGGATGTGGACGGGCACCTTGCCGGATGCGTGGAACAGCGTACCGGGTTCGTCATGAACAAGGGATTCAGGATCGTCGACAGGTCAGGCGCCGAGAACGAGGATCTCAGGGAGCTGTTCGAGACACCGTGGTTCAAGCAGTGGATGCGGCTCAGCCTTGAGAGCATATATTACGGGAACTCCCTCATCGAGCTGGGACCCGTCATCACCGTGGAGGACAAGCCGGTGTTCAGCAGCGTCAGCCTGATACCGCGCACCCATGTCGTGCCTGAATACGGGGTGATCATCACCAGCGAGAACGACACATGGCAGTCGGGGTACGACTACCGCAGCGGCCCCGTGTCATGGTGGGTGACGGAAGCCGGAGGCACGCATGACCTGGGACTGTACCTCAAATGCGCCCTGCATACCATCCCGAAAAAGAACATGGCCAGCTTCTGGGACATGTTCGGGGAGATATTCGGCATCCCCTTGCGTATCGGAACGACCACCAGCCGTGACCCAAAGGAATTCGACAAGCTGGAAAGACTGCTCAGGAACATGGGGGCCGCATCATACGGGCTGTTCCCGGAAGGGACGACCATCGACATCAAGGAATCCACACGGGGGGACGCGTACAATGTGTACGACAAGCGCATAGAACGCTGCAACAGCGAGATAAGCAAGGCGGTGCTCACACAGACCATGACCGTAGACAACGGGGCGTCGCTCTCACAGTCCAAGGTCCACGAGAACATGCTGGACAACCTGATCAACAAGGATGCCGACATGATAAGGGACCTGGTGAACTGGCAGCTGATCCCCCGCATGGTAAAACACGGGTTTCCGGTCAAGGGATACCGTTTTGACTGGGATGACAGCGTGACCTACACGCCCGAGCAGCAGGTGGCATACGAATCCATGGTGATGAACCACTACGAGGTGGACCCCAAATATATCGTAAACAAGTATCAGATTCCCATAATGACAAGAAAGGACAGGAAGGAGCAGCTGGTAAAACCTTTTTTCGACTAGGCCCCGCCGACTATGCGGGGCTGCATGAGAGGGCCGCGCTGCTGTACGGGAGTAGCACGCTGGCCCTGGAAAAAGACGACAACGACACACGACAGGCCGACACCTCGCAGGTGGAGGAGGCCTTCCTGCTGCTTATGGCATGGCTGTACAGACAGAAGGGGTTCAGCCCGGAGATGCTGGAGGACGAGGAAGTCAGGGAATTCATCAAGAAGACCGCCGCGCTGCTTGACAATGCCGTGGACCTTTCCGTCAGGGAAGTGCCGCTGGACGAGGTGAGCGTGCAAAGGCTGAAGGAGTCCGATTATGTCTTCAGCGGAATAAAGACCTTCCACGAGCTGAACGAGGCGTTTCCCTCCCTGCTTGATGAAGACGGAGGATTAAAACCGTTTGAACGGTTTTTAAACGACGTTCAGACAATCAACAACACCTATAACGGGGCCTATCTGAAAACAGAGTGGAACTTCGCCAGGTCATCGGCGCTGATGGCCGCGAAATGGAAGGATTTCGAGAAGGACGGGGAGGATTACAACCTGCAGTACCGTACCGTCGGAGACGAGAGGGTCCGCAAGGGGCACCGTCCACTGGACGGGATCACCCTTCCCCTCTCCAGCAGGTTCTGGGACTGGTATCTCCCGCCCAACGGGTTCGGATGCCGCTGCACGACAGAACAGGTCCGCAAAGGGAAATATCCGGAAAGCGACGAGAGAGAGGCCATGAACCTCGGATCGCAGGCCACATCGGGAAAGTACCAGGAGATGATGCGATTCAATCCGGGGAAACGGATGACCACATTCCCGGCATATAACCCGTACACCCGCAAGGACTGTGCGGACTGTGACGGCAAAGGGGACGGGAATGAACTGTGCATGGCCTGCCGGATCATCCGGAAACAGGCCGGGAAAGGAGGCGGCAATGGCTGACAACGGTTCCGGAAAGACCATGAGGGAGCTGCGGGGACGGATAAACCGGTTCATCCGCCTTACGCTGAATGACATCAGGGTGGAAGCGAAGGAGGAGTTCGACATGAATTTCAAGCGCGAGGCCTTCTTCAACGAGAAATGGAAAAGGCGAAAGGGTGACACGGACGAAACTAGAGGCCTGCTCGTACAGTCCGGGACCCTCAGACGCAGCATACGCTCCCAGATAATGGAAGGAGGCAAGGGGGTGGAGATCACCTCGTCCGTGCCGTATGCGAAGATACACAACGAGGGGGGAAGCATCACCGTCACCCGCAGGATGAAAGGATATTTCTGGATAAAGTACAGGCAGGCCGTTGGACGTATAGCCCGGACAAAGGCCGGGAAGGCACGGAACGGCAGGAAAAACCGGCAGATATCCCGGGATGCGGAGTTCTACAAGGCCATGGCGCTTAAAAAGACAGGAAGCAGGATCATGATTCCCAGGCGTCAGTTCATCGGACGCCATCCGGATCTGGAGAAACTGCTGGATGAGATAGCCATGGAGAATTTGAAGAAAGTGTTCAACGATAACGATTAAAGTATGAGAAGTTTTTTCTATTTACAGCTCCAGGAACGCCTGGAACAGCTGCCGGACAGGCAAGGGGTGCCGGCAGTCAGGACCTATGACCTGTGGAACGAACAGGTCGACTTCATCGAGGAGGAGGAGCCTTTCGACATGCCCGCCGTGTTCCTTGAGTTTATGCCGTATAAATGGACGACGCTATCGGGTGCCGTACAGCAGGCGGCGGTTACAGTCAGGCTGCATGTCGTGACTCCCTGGGAAGGCTCGTCAAGGAAAGGAAGCCGATACCAGCAGCAGTCCATGGAACGTTTCAGCCTGCTGGAGGAGATCAGTGCCTGCCTGCATGATTTCAAGGGGGACAACGGGAAGGTCGGCTTTGACATGTTCCGGCGTACCGCCAGCGACACAAACCATAATCATGCGGAAGTGGTGGAGGATGTGGAGGAATACACGTTCAGGGTGGTTGAGAAACTTTAGAAAAGTGTCATCTGCATCTCGCGCTGCCGGGCGATGACACGGTCGTCCGCGCTGGCCTTGATCATGTTGTAGAAAGTACGCTCACATATCCGGTATTTGGGCCAGATGTAACGGCGGAATATCTCACGGTTCGAAAGGCCGCTGCGGCTGTGCTCGTCATAAATGCGCACGACATCCGTAAGACGGAACACATAACTTCTTCCCGGAGTGTTTATCCTGGATTTCCTCATACCCTGAAACATTTGAACAATTTGAAAAAAACTTTTACCTGTATGACAAAGGTAGTGATTATGAAATAAATATGCAACAAAGGGAGGGTTAATAATAAAAAAGCCCTCAACGCTTCCGTTTTAGGTCCCCACCATAAAACATAAGAGATACACAGATACTCACACGCTGAGGGCTAAAGTCCTTGACGTGAATATCTGTGTATCTCTTTATAGTGGGGTGCACAAAAGTAATAATAAAAATTGGAAGTTTATGTGCAAGAGCGAAATTTTCTTCAACCTGCTCGGTCTGACCGAGCGTGAAACGGAAGTGCCGAAGGAACGGATACTGGGCGATTTCAGGGACATGGAGTCCACGGACGCCAGATATGTGCTTGTCAGGCTGCTCTCGGAAGCCGGCCTGTATCCGGACCAGATAGCGGGGATGACCAACCGCACGGCACGGGGGATACGGCACCTGCTGGCCCGGAACATCACCTCGCCGATGATCGGAATATATCTGGAACAAATAAGGAAACACATCAGAACAGGACGCTCGACGGAGTGCGTGTAGTTGAGTATGTTTGCACCACGGTCGGATTAGTGACCGGAACTACAAAATACAAATACAACTATGAGTGAATCAAGAACTTTTGTGTTCCCCGAGAACGGGAACTCCGGAGGCGGCACCAACGGCATTCTGGCCATGCTTCCGGCGCTGATGCAACAGCGCGGTGTGGATCCGAACATCCTGGCGCTGATGGGAAACGGCAACAGCCGTAACGGCAACGGCTGGGGTGACGATCTGTTCGCCATCCTGCTTCTGTTCATCCTGATGGGATGGGGAGGCATGGGAGGCTTCGGCGGCGCCCGTGGCGGAATGATGGGCAACGGACAGGGCGGCGTGGTACCCTTCGTGCAGAACGACGCGAACACCGCCGTGATCATGCAGGCCGTACAACGCAACGGATACGACATCCAGAGCCTGGCCACCGCGTTGAACACCTCTTCCGATGCCGTACAGGCCGCCATAAACGGTCTTGGCATGCAGATATGCAACATCGGCAACCAGATGGGCATGAACACCAACCAGATCGTCACCGCGATCATGCAGGGCAATAACGCCATCCAGTCGCAGATCTGCCAGTGCTGCTGCCAGACAAACGAGAACATTACCAAAATGGGCTACGAGAACCAGCTGTCCGTCTGCAACCAGACAAACACCCTGGTGAACACGGCCAACCAGAACACGCTCGCATTGCGTGACGCAGGCACGGCCAACACCAACGCCATTATCAGCAAGCTGGACGCCATGCAGAACCAGGCGCTGCTTGACAAGATCGACACGTTGCGGGAAAGAAACAGCACGCTCGTCAACCAGCTATCACAGGAGCACCAGAACGCGTATTTCGCACAGGTGTCCGCACAGACCATCGCGCCTGTCAACGCCGCGCTGGGTGATCTGAGCGCCCGTCTGGCGAAGATTGAGTGCAACCAGCCCGAAGTGGCCAAGGTGCCGTACAGCCCGGTTGTGGGAATCCCCACCTGTGTGGCGGCCCAATATGGTCTTGGATACGGCTTCGGTTTCGGGGCGGGTAACGGTTTCTGGGGTTGACCCGGAGAAAGGAGGTAATCATGCCATTTCCTTTTCAATTCGTTAACAGACGCGGATCGGCTGCAATAGCCACATCCGGAGTGAATGTCACCGCCGACAATGTGGTGTTCTCCTTCCCGAACCATTCATTCGTGAATGCCTGGTACAGGGGAACCATCTACATCGACCTGGCGCAGGCCGTTCCCACAGGAACAACCGGGACGCTGCCGGTCCTGTTCGAGACAAACGGGGCAACGCAGGCCGTGACCAAGTACAACGGCGAGGCGCTGACGGCAGCCGACATTCCCGGTACGGGAGTGTTCGAGTTCTGGTTCGACAGGACGACAAACACCCTGCAGATAATGACCGGAGTAGTTTAAGAACACGGAGGGAGGAATCCCTCATTTAAAAAGAAACAATTATGCCTTTCCAGAATTTAAGAGTCAACAGCCAGTTTTACATACTCCATAAGGACGGGACGCCTTATGTGGAGGTCGGTGCCATTGCGGGAGTATCCAACCCGGTCCCGGACGGGACACAGCCGGTGATGTTCGGCCAGCCGATGAAGATGGTGGTGGACATCACCGTCAAGGTCGGCGAACAGACCGTCACGTTCCAGAAGATACCCGCGGGGGCGGACATCGCCGACGCGAATTTCCCCGGAGGCGGGAACATGGTCATATCCGGATCAAGGGAGTCGATGAACTCCGAGGTGGCGGCCATGAGGAACAGGTCCGCGGAGATACTCAGAAGCATAGACCACCACCGTGCCATAGTGGACGCCTGCGGCAAGATGATGGAGATCCTGAATCCCGAGTTTGCCGAAAGACAGAGACAGGAGGCGGAAAACAAGGCTCTCAGGGAGGAGATATCCGAGCTGAAGGCCATGATGGCCGAACTGCTTAAACCCGCGGAAAGGCCCAGTACGAACAATCCTAAAAAACAACAAGTATGATGATGATCGAGATAGAAGACAGCAAGGTCGAGAGAATGTCCGATTATGCCGAAAAAATGCTCAAGTATGGCGGCAAGCTCATGGAGTGCATTGAGGAACTCTCGGAAGGGAGCGGCATGGGACAACGCGACGACGGCTACGATGACTATGACGAGTATGACGACATGGGACAACGTGGCGGTTATGGAAACCGTGGCGGATACGGCGGAGGATACGGGAACCGTTATGGCGGCGGCTCGATGGGCCAGCGCCGCGGAGTGCCCGGAACAGGACGCTATTCAAGATACCGTTAGTTTAACCCGCCGGGACGGAGGATTCCCCCGTCCCGGCTAACAAGAAGACCATGAACAGGACAAAGGAACCTCTGGACATATATGATGACCGGCCAAAGGAGATGACGGCGTATCTCCGGCACAATGGCTGGCACTTCAACAAGAAGCTGTGCGACTTCGCCGTGTCACTCATGCGCAGGATGAACCCGGCAACCGGAAAAAGCGAGAAGATCGAACCCATGACCAAGGACAAGGTGGACGAGCTTCTGGCCAAGAACGGGGTCAGGGTGGAGAACAACACATTATATGACTATGTATACGTGGCCAACCAGGCAAAAGCGGACTGTTTCAAGTCCTCCATTGCCGACGAGCCCCATCTGGCACTCTACGTCAAGGATATCATAGATGACCATGACGCTCCGGAAGGCATGGTCATGTGCATGTGGTATGCGAAAATGACAAGGGCCGGGGAACCGGTGGAATGGGACGAGATGTTATGATCCGCCAGCGGTTTGACATAGAGGAGTACGGATGGAAGGTGGAGGTCTACTATGCCGTGGACTGTTACTACACCGACGAGATCATGGGCAGGCTCTATGACATAGGCTGCCGCGGGGATGATTTGGAAACGGCGTACAGGAACCTGTCCTCCGGCAAACCGGATACCGGACTCACCTATTCCAACTACGGCACAAGGCAGACGGTCATGGTGATAGGGACCACATCGTCGCCCGCCGAGTTCCAGAACTCCTATGACCACGAAAGGAAGCACCTGGAAGCGCACATGGCAAAGGCGCTGGGGATCGACCCGTGGGGCGAGGAGATATGCTACCTGTCCGGCAATATAGGACAGAAGATGTTCGACAAGGCCAGGTTGCTGCTGTGTGATTGTGAATGTTGTAAGAAACAGATAAAGGAACTTATATGAAAAAGAAAGAAATCAGGAAAGCGCTGGAAGGCGGCACGCCGTTCTCAAGCCTGTACTCCCTTCTCCCCTCCGGGCAGAAGGAGAAATTCAAACAGTTCGCCGCGGCATTCGGATTCACGGAGCGGCAGGTCAGGGAAAGACTGCGGAAAGAAACACGATAACTTCTCATTGACAACGGGCGCCCCGCATATTATTGTATGCCGCAGGGCGCCCGTTCTGTTTTTATCCGATATTTAATCTTTCCTCAAACTCCGCAATGATACAGTCTGCGTCACCACCATGCACCCAGTTATCCAAAACAGAGGAAAGAACTTCGATGGCTTTCCGTTTCATTTCTTCCTCTGCCATTGCAACGGCTTTAAGAGCACTTTCTTTTGTGATAACCGGGAAGTTGGGATTGACTACCACAAAACTCTTGATTTCAATATATTCTTCTGATTTACTCATTTTCAACTTTAACATATCCGTTTTCAATACACCAACACAGCATTTCGTAAGCTGCATCAATGAATTCTTTACTTTCTGTAATATTTATCATAGACCTAGTATAAGATTCCATATACAAGCATGTATAGCTATCTGCAAGTTTTTGCATGGTCAGCACTTCTTTGCCAATAAAACAAGGTAACTTGTCGAGAATATCCTGCAAGGTGTAGATATGGTATAATCCAAGTTCTTGTAAATGTTTCATTTGCTCGAATGATAATACCTGTTTCATTTTTCATTTGATTTGAATTATTTTTCACCACTTATTTTTAATTTTACCAATTCACCAATAGGATAGGTCGTATGTTTCGGTCTGTTTATTTTCACTTTATGAGAAGAAAGAAACAACGGAACAGATTCTATTCGATAGAAAGTGTAGTAAGCTTCTTTAGGAGCCGTTTTTACATATTTCTTTAAATATTCTTCTGCTTTATTTCTCGTATCAAATGCGGCAAGGATAGAAAACCAAACGCCGTCTTCTTCGTATTTTCCAGATTCCCTTTTAGTTACTATGTAAATTTTGCTCATTGTTGTTTATAGCTGTGCCGGAGGATAGCATCGAACTACCAATAACACCCGCTTTCGCCCTTCGGGGTTATCTCCACACTCCGGCGGTTATTATATGGAGCGGCAAAAGCCGCCCCGGTTATTTATTCACTTTTCTTTTCCGGAAGAAAAACAAAGTCCGCCCAAATATCAAGGAATTGTCGACCGCAATACGCTGCCAGTTCTGACGTTTTGAAGGCAAGCCGAACACCGACGCCCGCATACGTGTACGATGAATCGACATACGCGTACGCAAACGAAACACCGCCCAACGCGTACGCGTAGCTGAACGACCGATACACCACACGAGACTTTTCTTCCTCGTCCAACTTATTGTATTCTTCCCCTGTATAAAGAATAAACCAAGGATAATAACGGTATTCATCCTCTATAAATTGAGGTTCCCAGCCTTCATTTAAAGCCTTGACAATGATACGGAGTTTCAGGAAAGCCAGAACGTCAGGTTCAAGACCGAGGGATATTTTATCCCGGCTCCATGCTTCCGCATCAATGCCAATTTCACGGCAGGCGTCCTCAAACGTCTTAATACGTTCTTTTACGTCTTTCTCCGGTTCATCAATAAGAGTTAAGATGCCATTTCTCCAGACGGCCGTTTTACCTTCCGGAATTTCGATTTCTAATTTCTTTGATTTCATTTTTATATAGTTATGAGCCATTTGCCGACACCGGCAAATGGCAGATTATTATTTTCTCCAAAAACTGTCTCCGGAGATTGACCGGGCCGTATCATCCGCAGTAAGCCGGATATACCGGAAGAAGTTCTGCTCAGACCTGTGCCCTGTCAGTCTCATGATCTCCAATGTCTTCATCCGTCCTGTAAGGTACATGTTCGTGGCCGCGCTTCTTCTTGCCGTATGGCTGCTGACCAGTTCCCATTTCTCCCGGGTCTCCGTGACCAGCCTTCCTCCCTTCGTGTAGGAGAAAGTGATCCTGTCGGTAAGCCCTATCTCCCTCATGATGACCTTCAGATACTTGTTGAAATACTGTATGCACAGTCCTCCGGGTATGTTTCCGTCATATTTCTCGAATATCTCCCTTACATAATCATGAGCCGGGACCTTGACGTCCACATTGGTCTTCTTTGTCCTTTTTATGATGTATCCATCTCTCAAATTGTCTTTTGTCAATGTCGAATAATCGGAATATCTCAGAGCGGTCAGACAGCCTATGACGAACAGGTCACGTATCCGCTCCCTGGCCTTTCTTCTGTCCTGCCTCTCAAACTTGTAATAGTAGATCCTTGCGATCTCGTTCATCGAGAGGAAAACGGCATTTACCGGCTCCTCACGCAAATCTGTTCCGTCATAGGTGGCGTCTACGGCGTAATTGTACTGCGATGCCTTTCTGACGAGCGACTGTATCTTCTGGACATAGCCCGCTATGGTGTTGTGACGCAGCCCCCGGCTCTCAAGATAGACAATGAAGTCGTCCAGAAACTCCTCCGTCACGGAATTGGTGAAGATGTCACAGTCGAATTCGGTGGAAAACCTGTCTATGTGCCGGAGGACCGCATCATAAACCGCGGCATAATGTCCGGACCTGCGTTTTCCCCTTCTCTCAAGCATATCCCTTGCAAAGTCCGTGAAGTACACCCCCTCAAGCGGCCTGTCCTGCCGGAAATGGTTGATATAGTCCCGCCTGGGTTTTCCGGACCGTGCGGGAACCGTCACCTGCAGTGCTGCTAGACACCTCCTGTTCCGCATCCGGCCAGCCTTGCAATGATCGGGCGGAACTTTTCCTTTCTCAGTCTCACATCATAATACGCGGTTGTCGCCCTGCATCTGGATATCTTCAGGAAGGAGGCTATCTCACGGAACAGATACCCTTCCTCATACGCCATATAGCAGAACAGCATCCTTGAATCGGATATGTTCCTGGATATCATCCGGGACAGGATCATTTCCTGCGAGACGCCCATCATTCCGGAGATCTCGTCCAGCATAAGCTGCATCGGTTTCTTTTTCTTGTTGTCTTTTCTCAGGTTCATAAGATTGTTTTTAAAAGGTTCTTAAATCTGTTTTAAAAGCACCGGCTCCTTATGCGGTGCCAGGTGGTTTTTTTCCTGAAACTCTGCGGGCGGAACGCCCTGTCACGCTTATGCCAGCCCTCCCGGCACCGGAGTCTTGATTCATCCAGTATATCCTCCATCGCGGATTTGAGACTCTCCAATTTTTCCACGGAGAGCAGCAGGTACTCATTCATTCCGTCCTTTTCCATACATCGCGAGATTTGGGGATTCGGGATCATAAGGCTCCACGGTGGTAAGGGTAACGGAGGATACGACCACGCGTCCGCTCCCCTTGCAGGCGGGACAGGCAACGGTATGTACGGTGTCCGCCAGCTCGTCCAGGTTCTCAAGAAAGCCCCGGCCGCAGCATGTGCGGCACAGGACTACATGGGGATGGTCAAACTTCCTTCTTATCATCACCGGGAAATTCAGGTTTCACATCAGCAGTGTAGGGATAGACATCCATAATGGCGGTCTCGGACACCGAGCCGATGACATAGTCCGCCAGCGTGCCCTTCATCCCCTCGTCCAGCTTCTTTACAGCATCGCGAAGGTCGGAAGCCTGTACCAGTACGGTAGTGGGGGTCTTTTTCTCCGCTCCGCTTTTTTCGTCCAACGTGATAAAGAACAGCTTACACTTGAACCAGCGGTCGGCCGCATCTTCCTCAGATGGGAACAGTTCGCTGTAACCGGCGCGTTTGACGCCCGAGACGGTAAATTCACCGTTGATATACGGGTTCATTTCTTCAATAATACGGGCTTCCGCTTCCGTGAAGCTCAGCGCGTCGACCAGATAGGCTTCCGTTACTTTCCTGTTCATGCCGTTCTCCGCCACCTTCTCGTAGCGGATGGAACATTCAAACCAATTGTGCATCATAATTTACATCTTGTTAAATGAGGGTTCTATTCTTTTCCATTGATTGTTTCCGTCCTTTTCCTCGAAGTAGAAGCGGATCACCGTGCCTTCCACCACGTTGCTCTCACGGAAGAGCTGCATGATTTCCGAATATTCGGGGTCGTTGAAGTCGTCCTCGAGCTCGTACAGGCGGGAGATGGACTTGTAGTCAAGATCCCCGGCCTCGTTGCGCTGGAGCAGCGACATGGCCAGCTTGTACATGGGGTTGCGCCCGTCATCGCCCTTCTTGCCGATCCATGCGTTCAGGTAGTCCACAAGGCGCTTCTCTGCCACGTCGGCCCTCTCGTCGAAGCCCTTGACCCGGTTCCCCTTGACGGAAACCTTGAAGGTGTCGTTCTTCACCTCGAACCCGAGCTGCTCGTCACGTTTCAGACCGCCGTACTCCTTCAGCTGGTCATAGTAGGCGGTGGCCTCCTTACGGAGCCATTCCTTGAACTCCTGACCGTCCTTGATATACTTGCGGAGCTTCCTCTCCACAGAGGCGAGGAATCTGGCACGCAGCTTCTGGTAGTTCTTCTTTCGGTCCCCGTCCTTTCTTTTCTTTTCGGCCTGCAGCTTGCTTAGCAGGGTCTCACGTTCCTTTTCAGATAAATTCTTGATATCCATATCTGTTCTTATTTATTAGTGAATAAATTCCTGAATAAATCAGGGTCGATTATCTCCTCGTTGCAATCAATGTTCTGTTCTATGGCTGTCTGGCATTCCCAGCAGAGATGGTTCACGGTCATGTGGTTGTTGTATTCACAGAACACCTTCCCGCACAGCCCGCACCGGGCAAACATCGGCTGCACGGTGTCCGCATCCTCCCGGCAGATGTCCAGCCCTTTGGCGTGGCAATCGGCACACATGTCAGCACATTCCTTTTCGAATTTCGTCTTTTCCATTATTGTTATTGTTTTCATTGTTGTCATCTTCTTCATATTCCAATACCAGCATTGCCAACAGCCCCATCAAAGCAAACGCCCTTTTTACAGGTTCGTCTTCGATGATCACAGCCAGGACACCTAACAAGATCACTACCCTGTGTAACAGGTTAAAGATTCTTCTCATATCTCCTCCTTTCGTCTTATGGCCCTCAGCTGTTTCAATGTGGCCTTCAGCTCCTCCAGGTTCTGGCTTGACACCGGCTTCCTGCATCCTCCGTGGCTCTTCAGGAAGGAGGTGATCTTCGCCTTGTTCATCTCAACCTCCACGGGATTGTCGCTGCGGTAGCTCCTGTTGAGAAAACCGATGTCCATTGACACGGCGTAAATAGCCTTGACCAGTGCCAGTTTCTCCCGTCTTTCCGGATCCTTTCTCCCGTCGGGATCGAGCAGCGTCCCGATCAGCCTTGCGGCCTCGCTTTTGCACAACTCCGCGGACGTCGTTGTCCGTCCGCCGCTGAACTGCCGGACAAGATGCCTGTATTCATCCTCGTCCAGTCCGAACTGCCGTCTGAGGCGGTGTATGCACCGCTTCTGGGCATTTGTCGCGGGTAATTCAATTGTCTTGTTCATTGCTATTGCTGTTAAATGGTTCGTCACTGTTCCTGAGCCAGCATCTCTCATAGCCCTCCTTCCAGACCACATAGAATCCTTTCGGACCGGGAACACCACGGCTCATGTACCGGGCGCAGAACCCGTTCACCTCTATGCGGGAGAAGCAGTCCCTCTTGACCCTGTAGGCCACCGTTCCCTGCACCTCCTTCCCCTCCACATGGGAGATGTATACGAATATCTTCTTCCTGTATTTCTTCCTGAGCTCGACCAGCTGTTTGGCGGTGACGTCCATCTCGCCTTCAAGACTCTGCAGGGAGTCGATGATGACCACGTCCGGGGATCTCTGTTTCCCGAGGAATTCGTCAAACTCATCAAAAGTGGGGACCTCGTCCCAGAACAGCATCCCGCTCCTTGACGAATTCATGAATCCGAGCAGGGAGTCCCTGAAATCGGACTCGACACCCATCTCAAGGGAAATGAACAGCACCTTGTAGCCGATACGGTCAAACTCCCTGGCCAGCTGGAAGGTGAAGGAGGTCTTTCCCTGTCCGGACTTGCCGTATACGATCCACGCCCCGGACTTCTGCCTCTTTCCAAAGGCATCCATGAAATCCTTGGAAAAGGGGATGTATTCGTATTTTTTGTTCAATATGTTGTCAAACGACAATGACCTGATCATAAGCCGGCTCCTCCGTTGCTGATTTCCTGTCTGATTACCACATTGTCTATCATTCCCGAAAGCTCGCGCAGGTCATCGGCGAACAATACCTGACGGGGATCGTCCTCACGCGGCTGCTTCTTGACCTTGGGAAGTTTCCCCCATATCTCTTCCGCCGTCTCCCTGTCCTGCACGCCGTTGGCCATACAGATGGCGATGACATCCTTTTTGGTAGCGCCCAGAAGGGTGATGTAATTGCGGCCGAAACGCCCGTCTATCTCGTCATACCCTTCGATACGTCCCACATACCGCCTGATATTGCGCTCCAGCGTTTCCGTGCCGGCCACCAGACACCCCATGCGCCCCAGCGTGTCATCATACAGGGGAATAAGCGTGCACATGGCCGAATGTGTGAGCTTGCCGGCATCATCTATCAGCAGGACAGGCTTATAGGAGGACAGGGAATTCATGTGCGCGATGCACAGGTCCAGCAGGCTGTCATTATCCATATAGCGCGTCACATTCTCTCCCATGGCCTGTGCCAGTTTGGTAAGGAACTTGCGGCTGCTCCATTTGCGGCACTTGATATATACAACCCCCTTGTCACCGCACAGATTGTACAGGTCAATCAGAGACTGGGTCTTTCCGCTTCCGCTGCGGCTGCTGATACATACCCATTTGCTCTTTCCCCTGGCAACCTCGAACGCCCGCTTCACCTGCCGGTAAGAGGTTACGGTATCAACCACATTGCGGGAATTCTCATAGAAATAAAGGCCTGTGGCGATCCTGACCGCCAGGTTGTCGTCATTCGCGCCGTACTTGCCGGAACGGAACTGGGACATCGCCGCATCGGACACGCCGCAGCGACGGGCCAGTTCTGAAGGTTTTGAACCACGTTCTATCAAATTCTCTATGTACTGTTTCAATGCTTCCTTATCCATAATTATGCTGTTTTTAAAGTGTTATTAAATCATCTTGAAAAATTCATGTCGGCGTCGTCCCATTCGTAATCGTCATCCACAAGAGGGGACGGAACCCTGAGAGGTCCGGGCGCAATCTCTTCAAAATCCACGTCCTCCACCGTCTGGCCGCGTGCCTCGTACTTGCGGTCCTTGTGCCGTCCCCGGCTGTCGGTGAGCAGGGCGCGGTCCAGCAGGCTGTTGCTCTTCAGAAGCGGGTTCCGCTCCTGCATGGCGGTTATCACCTCATCCACCTGCTCCTGTCTGGCCACATACCGCCGCTCGAACTGCCGGTTGAACTCGTCCACCTTCCTGCGGTGCTCGAAATGTTCGGGTTTCTGGTCGATCAGGGCCATCGGTGTCTTCATGTCACGCTGCATGAGGAACTTCAGATCCCCCGTTTCCTTTGCCAGCCGGTGCCCTTTGGTGGATTCGGCATTGACGATGAGCACCTGCGACAGATCGTCGGGATCGTAGTGCACGGACCAGTCCTCGTGGAAATGGTTGCGCAGCTCCATGTCGAAACTCTCGTAATTGATCCTCTCCCCGAAGAGCTCGATCAGCAGGCCCTTGCCGGTGAGCCGGTTGGTGCGCCCCGTCGTGTCGCCCATAAGAAACAGGTACTCCTCGTCACAGAACGGCATCCGGCGTTCCATGGGGGTGCGTTCCCATGCGGCCATGTACGCCTCCAGCTTCTTGGCCCGCTCCCTTTGCATGATGCCGTGTATCTGCGCCAGCACGCCCTCCTCGTCGGGGATCAGGTGGCGGTTCTTGTTCAGGATCTCTATATTGGGCTGGGAGCCGCGCCTGCTGTTGATGTTCACACCGCTCCAGTTCTTCTCCAGCTGGTAGTACGTCTTGTTCAGATAATTGAAGTACGGCTCGATGATCTTGGCCTTGGCGTTGTGGAGTGCGGCGGGAATGTAGTGCACCGTCATCGCCTCATAAAACGGAACCATTACCCCCTTCTGGTAGTTGTCACTCTGCAGCTGCAACGGCTTGTACCGTGCCCCGAACAGTTCCCGGGCGTGCCTGATGGCGTTGCGCAGCGCCTCGCGTATCAGCGCCGGGCTCTCATGGTCGCCAACGGCGTATCCTATCGGGTACTTGCCGCAGGCGTCCAGCACCACCACGATGGTCTTGCGGTTGTGGTAGGTGGTCTTCTTGTAAGTCCTTGTCTCGCCGTCCACCTTTTTGTCCATCGGCTGCCTCTTCTGGTAGACCAGTTCCACGTCCCATCCGTCCAGTGTCCAGTAGGTCATGGCAGTCTTCGGAGCCTCACGCTTGTGCTGCATCTCAAGGGAGTTCCTCAGGACAGTGGTTCCGCGCTGGTGCCCCAGGGTGGTGGATTCCATCATCTTCCGGTACCTGTCCACAGTGACAGGGCTCTTGATTTCCGGTTTCCCCAATATGGAGGCTATCTTGTTGTACTGTTCCATTATCTGTGCGTTGTTCAAATTCATGTGCTGGGAAAGCAGCTTGTGCATGATCGCCTCGTCCTCCTCGTCCCGTATCAGGGCGGCGGACGTGTTGCCCTTGTTCTTGTGCACCAAAGCGATGAAGCCTTCCGCCTCATACTGGTCCACTTTACGTTTGAGCGTCTTTCCCGTCGAAGGAAGTTTGTGGGGATAGCGGGTGTTGCCTTTGCTGTCCCGCACCTTCAGCAGGTCGTTCACCATCTCACTCAGCCTGTCCCATACGTTGAAACGGGAGCCGCCACGTCCGAAACCGCATTCCGCATTGCTGTCGCGCAGCCGGATGACTGCATCCAGGACACGTGCCTGGAGCGTGTAAAGCGTGACCTTCTCCGGTCTGAGCGGCTTTCCCGCACCGTCCCTGTAGGTGGTGAAGAAGGAGTAGGCGGCCTCGTTGTACCCTACCGCCCTCTCAAGCGGGCTGGTGGCGGCACGTTCGACATCCTCATGGGGATCACCGTAATATTTGATGTATAATTGCTGTATGTATACTTCCAGCGAGTCGAACTCCACCAGAGCGGGAGAATTAGGAATGCTTCTTCTTGCTATGATGATCTGCTTCCGGTTTACCTTGCTGTCGTATGTCCCTCGCGGGAGGAAGCCTTTCTCGGAACCCACCTTGCGTTTCGGATCATACATGATCAGCTCGTTGGCGTAGATACATACCTTGTCATTATAGATTACAGCCATATCAACCATTTATTGTTTAACCTTGTGCGGTTTCCGGCGTCGGACCGGAAACGAGGGCCGCCTTCCGGCTCCCTGACCGCGTGTCCTATTTTTCCTCCCTGTAATACCTTTGTCCGATAAGGGAAAGGCAGCATATGACCGCAAGGACCGAGGCGGCAAGGTTCTCGTTGAAGGTGGGGCGGAGGTTGTCCGCCAGCCTGAGCACTACCACAAGGCCGATGACAGCGGCCGCTATATGGATAATTCTGAATGTTTTCATTGCTTTCGGTTTTTAATTAAGGGCGCATCCGGATAAAGATAAAGTGTCGATTTTTAAAATTATTGCCGGATTGGACGCGCCCTTCAGGGGTTATTGTTATTATGATAAAATTGTTTTAATTTATCCTGTTCCGAAACGTGTTCTCGATCTTCACGAGACTGGGGTGGTGAATACACAAGGGTTTTGCAGGACGCGCTCCGTCCACTGTCGGCGTGATAGGGAAAGCCAGACGGGCGATTTCGGCTGAATATACATAAATACTGTTCTCGTCACGGGAACCTTCCTTGGAGGTTTCCGCTGCCAGCTTGTGCGCCAGCTCCTCTATCTGTATCGCAATCTTGTGCACTTCGTCAAATTGAATATCAAATTTCATGGTGTGTTAATTTTGAACTGGTTTATTTTTCGATTTCCTTGACCAGACGCTTCGCGCCGGCTATGTCCCATATCTTGTCGACCATTTCTGCGACTTTCATGTCGGTTGTCGGTCCTATCTTCACCATCACCGCCCCTTCGGCGTCCTGGTCCTTGGGAATGATGATCGGGCAGAGCATCCCGTATTCACGCCAGATCGTTATCACGATCCTCAGGTATTCAAGGTTGATACCCATCGTATAAGTAATCATCCCTGTTCCTCCCATTCTATCAGCAGTTGCCTGTACACCGGAACAGGTTCGGGATATATGATGCCTTTGTTCTTGTGGGAGATAGCCAGCTTCGTCAGTCTGTCGGCTATACGGCGGCTCATTGTGTTGCCGGAATACACCTTGCATACATGGGAGTAGGTGACTTTCATGTTGGTGGCAACCGTTTTCAGATCATTCCGGTTGAGATAACGGCACACAGCCTGTTTCCATTCGATAAAGTCAGAACGGAACTTGGGTGCGGGAAGCGTCGGACGCTGTGCCGGACGAACGGAGTAGCCGCCGGTACGACGGATGGAGGGGAGAACCTCGTTAGTTACCCATCTTTTGAATGCTTTAGCCGTCGGCAGCTTGGATCCGAAAATAAGGGCGTACATGCCGCTTTCATTGATTAAAATTGTTTCTTGAATAAATCCTTGATTATCAGGGACGCCCTGTTTTAGGGCGTCCTCATTATCAACGTGTTGCGAAATCGCGTTTCGTGTTTTGGTGTACCCTAGAGAAGCCGCCACATCTTTCCCCACAAACCAAGGAGCTCCATTGATAACCTTTACCCTTACATTAGCATCAATATCTTCTTTGAAGAAGATTTGCAGACCTGTTGTCTGCTGGTTGTTGTTCGGTGTTTCCATAATTCTTTATTTATCAACTGTTTCCGACTTGGTTATCTTACCACATACTTGCTTGTATGCTTCAAACACTTTATTAGCCTGTGGCCCTTTAATATTTCCGCGTAAAGCGTTGTACACCGTCTTTTCACTGCACCCTGCGACTTGCGCCACTTTCTTCTTCCATCCCCTAGGAGGAAGAATAGGCAATTCTACTTCTTTAATAATCGTTGTTTTCATATCTGATATTTGAAATATGTTTCGTACATTTGTGGCGTTACCTTTTTAGATAACGATGCAAATATATAGGATAATTATCACGATTGCAAATTTAGTCGTGAATATTTTCACAAATAATTTATTCACATGATACAGAGATTATCTCAGTTTATTAAAAATCAAGGAATTAGCGTAAGATATTTTGAACAAAGCATTTCGGCTAGTGATGGTATGATTAGACGTGCTATTAATAATAATAGTGATATACAATGTAAATGGTTATCCATTATTGCGGAAAATTATCCGCAGTTAAATCTGATTTGGCTAATTACTGGTAAAGGTCCTATGTTGCATTCACAAGAAGAAGTACCAAGTACAATCGAGCATAAATCTTCCATTGAGTTGATCCCCTCCACTGATGACAATACCGTCACTGTGCCGATAGTGGAAATTTCTGTGGCGGCAGGTACAGCTGGATACTGTAATTCTGACTATATGGAGGTTGTAGATGGTATTAAAATGCCTGCGTCAATGTTACATCGCAATTCACAATATTATTGTATTAGAGTAAAAGGAGATAGTATGGCACCCACCATATTAGACAGTTCTTATGTGATAGTGCGCTTGTTGGAAAGATCTGAATGGGAAAATATTCGTGATCAGCATGTCTATGTAATCAGTGACCGTGAAGGACGTGCTTATCTCAAACGCTTAAAAAACCGGTTCCGTGAACACGGTTTTGTCACATGCATGAGCGACAATCCAGATAAAGCAAACTACGGCAACTTTAATATTTGGGAAGAGGAAATCAACTCCATATTATATGCCGAGTTTTATATCAGTGCCAAAATGCCGAACATTCATGAAACCTATTATAAAGAAGTAGGAGAACTTAGAGACGACATGGATGTATTAAAAGAACAGATGAAGCAAGTGATGAAAACTATCAAGACTATAAATTGATGTGAACCATAATTTATTGATAATCAAAAAAATAACAATATAAATTTATAAGCAAATGAAGAAAATTTTATTTTTAATGTTCACCATTACATCTATGGTGTTCAGTTCATGTAGTGATGATGACAAAGTGACTAATTCATTAAGTGGCACAACATGGATTGCAGACGAAGAAGAAGAACGATTTACCCTTATTTTTGCGGAAAATACCGCCACATTCATTTATGAGTTTGATGCCAATCTTGATGGTGTTTATGATTCATCGGATGAGAAAGAAACCTCCATAGTCAATTACTCTTTGAATAATAACGAAATCACAATTATTGAAGGTAACAGTACTGTTCATGGAGTTATAACTGGTAACCAGCTTATACTTAGTTCGGATGGTGATTCAATTACTTATTACAAAAAATAAAATGAAGAAAAAAGCAACATATCAGTGCAAAGCTGTTTATAACGAATTATTTATAGATTTTGCCCATAAAAGAAAAGGAGAACAAAATAATAGGGAGTTTTGGCAGGAAATGGATAAACTGCATTATAAATTTCCAGAATGCAATATTATAATAGAAAGATACGTAATTCAACATTTTTCTACTGGAATAGCGGAAGATGTTCGTATAAAGTGCGACTCTTCGGAAGTCCAGAGAATAGCAGATTTTATTTATCAAACTCACTATTATGTTGTTCCGTTAAACTTATCTCAATTGGGAGACGGGAAACGAGATGACGCGATAAATCATCTGTTAAATAACAATTTAGGAAACTTGTAAGAGCTAATTGAAAATCAACATAATCGTTTATTGTCACGTTTTCACCACATACTGGAGTGATTAGCGTGTTACAATATCTCTGATCAACGATTCTCAGGTCGTTTTCATTTACAAAATCAAAAGAAACCACTAATTTTCCTTTCATACTACTAATTATAAAAGAGGCTGCCTCAAATCTATGCAGAAAATGGGGCAGCCTCACGCGAACAACAATCTTATTACCTTAAAAATAGACTAAAGCCTATATCCTGACACTTATATAACGAATTGGCTAGATTCACTGTTTTATAGTGCCCCGGTAAAAAACCGGGAGCACTTCGACTAGTCTATCATCACACACCAACACATAATTTGCAGCTTGAATCTATGCAAATATAAGCATTTTGTATATAAATCACTAATAATCAGTATATTAAATAAAATACACTATAATTCTATATGTATTAAAGGGGCAAACTCATGCTATTTTCTTGTAATCTCAATATATTTTTATGTATTATATATCAAAACTCAAGAAAAAAAAACGGGTTATTTGCAAGTCTGTTGCATGTCTGTTTGGAACTTTTTGTTTTTCGTTTTGCATGTCTGTTGCATGTCTGTTTGCATGTCTGTTCCACTTTTTAACAGTTTTATTAACATTTCGAGTTGAATATATGGAGAGCGTGAAATGCTACATCCTATGGACGGTTTTTGTTATTTAAAACCGCTTTACAGGCTATTCTAGGGCATTTTAAGGGTAAATGAGTGGTAATGCTCCAATAGAGACTTTATTGGGTTCTTATAAGGGGTGGAATGTCGCCCAAATGCAACATAATGTCACTTTTTGTTTTTAATGGGCGAATCTGCCCGAATCCTCTAAAAAGCCGATGGATAAGGCGTTTCAGCGCATCCGCTCGTTAATGCTTCGTGGTACTTTTTATTCTGTGCCCCCTAAGATGTTCTATATAATCAATAACCAAATCAACATATTCATCAGCTGTATAAAG